GAGAAATAAGTTTCGCTCTGATCTCTACCAACTCATTAAGGTTGATAGTGATCTTTACATCATCATAAATTGCCATAGTAATTAAAAATTCATAGACTGAGATGGCATATCAGGTGCAGAAGGTGCAGAAGCTTGAGGTGTAGGTGAAGCAAGATCAGGAGCACCAATAGGAAGATCTCCTCCTAATCCACCACCTAATGATCCACCAAGACCACCAAGTGCCTTTTCTTTGATGTCTTCTATTATTGCGTCTTTATTAACGTAAACGAAAGCACCAGTGCCAACAACGGCAACAGATACAACAGCAGACGCAACAGCAAGTACATTGATTATTTTTTGCATTGTATTAATCCAAGTAGTTTTTATTTATCAAAATCACTTCCTTCTCCAAAATATTCGAGAGAAAGAATATCATGATCATTATCAGTAACATGAATCCATTCTTTAAATTCTTGTCGAATAGATTCTGCATCTTCAATATCTTCTATAGTTCCCAATTTACACAATACATCCATACGATGAATTGCATAATCGTAACTATTACTTAGTGTTTGTTCCAAAAGATCCATAATCTTTTTTCATATACCTTCCTAGTATGTTGCTATTGTAGTATGCTGGCTCTCCATTGTCAAGTGCTTCTTGTAAAACATTATGAAGAAATAATTGTTTTGTTTCCTCGTAGTTTACATCTCCGAGTCTGGTGTGAAGGGATAAGATTTCTCTCTTGAACGTTGAGTTTCCAAGAAGCTTTCGATCTGAATTAAGTTCGTCAGAGCTTCCATAGTATCGTTTCCAGTCACTCTCAGACGTAACCCGTCTCTTACCACCTCTAGGCTTACGTTTTTGGTAGAAGTATTTTCTACCGATGTATTGTTTACCCGATTGAATATTAGTAATGCAGTAGACGAAACCGAAGAAATCATTAATATCGTCAGAAGTAAAAGCTGTACCTTTGTAGTACCAGGGATTTTCATAATCTCCTTCCATTTCATATTCTATATCCATCTCATACTTATATATGATAAATACCTAAGATAGCTATGCACTAAGAAATGGCAGTTGTATATGTAAACAACATTACAGTTGATACTGGAGAAGATTTTGAGCAAGATTTTGATCTACTTGAAACAGGTGGAGCTACTATAGATCTTACAAATTATACTGCAAAAGCACAAATAAGAAAGCACCCTGAAAGTTCAACATCAATTAGTTTTACTATTGGATTTCCTGATAGATCAAACGGTAAAATATCATTATCAATACCAAGTTGGACTACATCAAAACTAAAACCAGGACGCTATGTATATGATGTTCTTGTAACTAAACCTGGTGGAACAAAAGAAGTTGTATTAGAAGGAAGTGTATTAGCAAGAGCAGGAATTTCTACTGGATGTGCATTCTCATTACCAAATAGTGCACAAAGAACATGTATTGCTATTATTGATGAGAGTTATTCAACTCAAACATATTCTGATATGGAATCTAGATGGAAACAATTTAGAGAATCATATCCAAATAGAATCTTTTATCTATTGCAACCAACACCTATAGGTGCTGGTCATACTAATAGTTCCTTTGGTAGTGGATTTGGTAATCAGGTTGACACTAATAATTATGATGCTCTGCGTTGTCCTGATAGTTTTCTTGCGGAAACAACTGTAAATGTCGAACCTTTAATATAAAATGTCTGTATCAATTTCCGAATCTGCAACTTCAATGAATGAAGGTGGTACAATCACCTTTACAGTTACTGCTACTGGATATGCAGATAATAGTAACCTTTATTTTTCTACGTTAGAAAAATTAGGATCAATTGCTGCAGCAGAATTTGATGATAATACATTAGTTGGTGTTTGTACTATTACAAACGAAACCTCATCATTTACTAGAACAGTAGTAAGTGACAGAAATACAGAAGGATCTGAAATATTCCAAATTGAAATAAGAGAAGGTTCATCTACAGGAACAGTATTAGCAACATCTAATGAAATAACAATTCTAGATACCTCTGTAAATATAGGTCATAGAGCAAGTGGAAAAACATTTGGTCCTGTTCAAGTTAATAGAGATAATGGAAATACAACAAATACATCAGATTGGTATAGTATTTGTGATTTAGAGACTTTACCAGAAGGATCTAAAATTGCAGTATTCATAGACCCATCTGGAAGTATGTCACAATCTACTGTTCAGGCATCATATAATCTTCTACTAGAAAAATTAGCAGCAAAAAATATTACAGTAATTACTGTAACGGATACAGATAATGATTGGATTACACCATTCTTAGGAGACTTATCATAATGTCACAGACTTTTATTTCAAATATTACAATATATACTGGGACAGATTTTACTCAAACATTTGTATTAGAAGATACCCAAACAAACAGTATAATGGATCTAACAGGATATACTGGTTGTGCTCAAATAAAAAAATTTCAGTCAGCAACAAAGACAGCAGAATTTAACGTATTCCTTGCAAATGACCCAACAACTGGAAGAGTTAGTATAGAAATGCTATCTAGTACAACAACAAATCTAAAACCAGGAAAATACCTATACGATCTCCTATTAAACAGTCCAAAAGGAAAAACTACAAGAGTTGTTGAAGGAACCGCATTCATTAAAAAAACCGTAACTAGATAGTCACGGTTTTAATAGTTTTATTGAAATAAAATCTAAGGTGATTTTATTGCAGTTTGTTGATTTTCTCTCTTCATTTGACGACGAGTTACTTGTGCATCATTAGATGTGATTGCATTTGCTGCAGGAAATCCACCTTTAGTATCTACATTAGCATTCGCTTGTTGTCCTTGTAGAATAGATTGATCATTAACTATATTTGGATTTGGTTTAGACTTTACAAGTTGTTCCTGATCTGGTTGATAATCATTTTGGAACTCTCTAACAATTTGCCCAATAGTTTGATTATCCATTTCAAGCATTACATGATTTGCTTCATCAACAGAAGTAACCTGATTAGTTTCCATTAGATAATCAAGAATTATCTCATAAGCATCATAATCTTCAGATTTAGTCCTACCTAAAACTTTATCTAAGTCAGGATGATTAGTTTTGTTGTTCTGTCTTCTTTCCTTTGCAGTGTTAGAGTTTGGAAAATCTTTAACAAAATCATCCATAGTATAACCACTTCCTTTCTTTCTAGCAGCTTGGAAAGCAGCATTTTGGTTTCTCAAATGACTAATCTTATTAGCACCATGTATTTCAACATTCTTGTTGATCATACGTTCTAGATTAGAACCTTTTGTAACTTCCTTTGGTTTTGGTAATTCTTTACCACTAGGGTTTGTAATTTTTTTGACTTTAACATCCTTAATTGTCTTCTTATTCTCTTTTTCATTCTCTTTCTGCTGCTGTTGCAGTATCTCTGCACCTTGTCTTCCTATTTCTGTACCAATCTTAATCTGATTTTCATCTTTTTTATCCTCTGGATCAGGAGTTGGAGTTGGATCAGGTTTCTTAGTACCTTTATTTAATGCATTAACTACACTACCACCAACAATTGCTCCAGGAATACCACCAACTAAACCAGCACCAAGCGTAGCTTTTACAGGATTGTTCTTAATCCAATTCTTAGCAGAATTAGATTTCATTGCCCACTTACTAGTACCAGGAATTTGTAACTGTTTTGCAGTTCCTTTACCTTTACCTGCTATTCTCTTAACAAAATTCCAAGTTGCTTTTCCTGCTTTCTTGAAGGGAGAAGCAACAGCACCAAAGAGTCCTTTACCAAATTGCTTAAGACCTCTACCAGCACTTCTAAGATTTCTTCCACCAATTCTACGAGCAACTGTTGCTATAGTTCTTCCAAGACCTTCTTGACATAAGTAATAAAATTCATCAACTGAATGTTCTTCATTTAAATCTTCAGTAAGAATTGCATAATCATCTGGTAAATCATCATAACTCTCAAAGAAAACGAAATGTTCAGAAGCAGCTGAATATCGTTCATAGATCTCAATAGGATCTGCATTTCTTATATAAGAAAGAATAGCGTTCTGAGAATATCCTTCTGATAGCATAGAACCTACTAAAATTGTAGTAACTTCTTCTAATTCAGATTGATCAATTTCGACATTCTGTACCTCTTCATAAAGATACTGAATGTCATTAAAGTGCTTATAAGACATTTTTAGCTACAACTTAATACTTCTATCAAAAGTATTTATACCAATCTCTTACTACCAGTACCTAAAACAACACCACCTTTACCCTTACTATTAGAGTTACCACCAACACCGCCACCGATATTGTTATTATTATTCTGTTGTTGTTGAATTGCCTTTTGTTGTTTTGCTAGTTCCAACTTCTTCTTAGTTTCTTCTCGTTCCTTCTTAGCAAGTTCTCCCTTATTTGGACCAGCAATCTTTTCAAAACCTTTTGATGCTCCCTTACTAGCTAACCAGTGACCTGTTGTACCACCAACAAGACTACCAATAACACCACCTATTCCTGCACCTATAGCAGTTCCTGCACCAGGTACAATAGAACCAATTGCTCCACCAAGAGCAGCACCACCTTTTGCACCAGCCCATGCACCACCAGCAAATCCAGCAGCTCCAGCACCACCTACTGTAGCACCTTTAGCTAATGCTCTACCAGTACTAGATCCTTTTTCCTTCTCTTTCTTATAAGTACCATAAGTATCTAAACCTGCATATACAAGAGGAACACCTTTACTTAATCCAAATCTACCGACTTTTCTTAATAAACCAGTCTTAGCACCTGTCTTAGCAGAACTCCTAAATGCACTGAAAGTTTTATTACCTTTTGCTGAAGTTTTAAGATCTTTTAATCTTGTTTGAGTCTGATTATAATTTTGACGAACACTGTCTAATGATGGACTACTAACACCACTACCTCTTGTAGCTTGTTGCCA